GGTCGCAAAACACGCTGGGTTACTTCGCAAGAAATAACTTCATACCGTGAACAAGGCTATGAACTGGTCAAATCTCATGCCACCAATATCGTTATGAAACCACCCAAGTCTGTTGTGCCCAGCACAATGGATAACAAGCCAACCCAGGAGGAATAACAATGGCAACTTATACAGGACAAAGCGGAAAGATCAGTTTAGACAACAATACTGGCAACCTTACCGCAGTAGCAGAAGTAACAACGTTCAGTGTGGAACACACAGTGAACACCATTGAGGACACGGCCATGGGCGATCAATATCGCACATTCCGTACCAGTCTCAATGAATGGTCCGGCAGTGCAGATGTGTTTTTAGATTCAGCACATCTGTCCAGTTTTGGCAATCTTTTAGTAGGCAACACCGCAGGCGGTGCAAATTCAACAGAAAGTGCAACAATTGAATTGTATCCAGCCGGCGACACGTCTACTTTTCCAAAACTCAGTGGCGAAATCATTGTCACTGGATTCAGCGTGGCCAGCGAACTGGAAGGCATGGTAACTGCCAGTATCAGTTTCCAAGGCACCGGCGCATTGACCATGGCAGCAGTAGCGTAATGAAGATCGGGGTTAGGTTAGTGATTAACCCCGCTCTTTCTCGCAAACTCAGCGGCGCAGTGGCCAAGTTCAGCGAGGAAGTTATAGAAGTCACACGCGGGGTGGCCAGCCGGCTCACGCCACGCAGATCAGGAGCAGCCGCCCAAGCCTGGACCATAACTGGTCGCGGTGAAAGCAGTGCAACTGAGAACAAGAAACCTTATATAGAAAGACTGGAACAGGGATCAAGCCAACAGGCCCCAAGAGGTATTCTTAAACCAACCCTACAAGAGATTCGCAAAAGGAGATTAAGCAGAAAATGAGCACAATATTAGACAACGCAACAAAACATTTTAGATCCAAACTGGATGGTACATTAGAAAAAATTGAAGTGCCCGAATGGGACACAACAGTGTATTTTTATAGTACTACTCCGTTGAAAGAAGAAAGCCAAATACTGCGCCTGCAACAAGAAGGCAAAAGTGTTGATGCCCTGGTCATGAGCCTGATCATCAAGGCCCGCAACGCAGATGGATCCAAAATGTTTTCACCAGCCGACAAGGTCACCATGATGAACGAGGTTGATCCCAAGGTCATACTAAGAGTGGCCGCGGCCATCAATGGAGTTGATAGCGAGTCGCTGGAAGAAGTAGAAAAAAACTAAAGGCGGACCCAGACATCTACTTCCTGATGTCTGTGTGCCGCGAGTTGGGAAAAACACTGCAGGAAGGCATGCAAATGTCAGTGTTTGAATTGAAGTGTTGGGCTGCCTTTTTCAAACTTGACAGTGAACGGCAGCGCGAGGCAATGAACAAAATGAAAACGCGAAAGCGATAGGAGCATGACATGGCAGACGCAACACTACGCATTGGCGTAGACACCCGAGAAGCCAATCGGGCACTGGGCAATTTTAGTAGATCCTTGCAGGCCATTGCAACCGGTGCCGTGGTAGGAACTTTTGTCAAACTGGCTGATCAGGCCACAAACCTGCGCAACCGACTCAACCAGGTCAGCACCAGCACTGAACAAAGCGCCCTGCTGTTTGACCGTTTGGTCACAGTGGCCAACAATGCCAGGTCACCTTTGAGCACTACCGGTGATTTGTTTTTTCGTATTGCAAAGAATCTTGATACCTTGGGTATCAGTCAAAATCAAGCCTTGCTGGCCACAGAACTCGTGGCCAAAGCAATCAGCGCCAGTGGTATCAGTGCTCAAGAAGCCTCGGGTCCGTTGCAACAGTTGGGACAAGCACTCAGCAGTGGCAGCCTGCAAGGCGATGAACTACGAAGCATATTAGAAGGCCTGCCGCCTGTGGCCAAGGCCGTGGCCGACAGTCTGGGAGTACCTATTGGTCGCTTGAGAGAATTAGGCAGCCAAGGCAAAATATCCAGTCAACAGGTCATACAAGGTATCTTGGCTGCAAAAAACAGTATAGAAAGAGACTTTGGCAAGACCACTGCCACATTTGGACAACAGTTCACAGTGCTGACCAACAACTTCACTGTGTTTATTGACAAACTGAACCAAGCAACAGGAGCCTCAAGCACATTTGGTCGAGCAGTTCGATATCTCAGTGACTTTATTGTGTTTCTTGGCGACAACATTGGCATTATAACTACATTGTTTGAAATATTGTTTGTGGTCTTGATCACTCGAGGTATTGGTAGTGCAGGCAAGGCAATTCTAGAGTTTTCTCGCACTATTAGAGGAATAGGTTACACTTTTGCCAACACAGCAAAGGCAGCCACAACATTCATAGGCACCATAATCAGCGGATTCAAAATGATGGTCACTGAGATCACAGGTAGCGGCGCAGTTAAATTCGCTGGTACACTGGACGTGGTCATGCGAGCACTTGTAATACCTATTGGATATTTGGTCAAAGTTGCAGGGCAATTTTTTAGACAATTCGCTGTGCCGGTTGGTATAGCACTGGCCTATGTCTCGGATCTACTGGATCCATTGATCGAAAGATTTGCCAAACTTGGCCGAGAAGTAGTAGGTGCCGTGCAGAAAGGGTCTTTTGCCGCACGGAAGATTGCAGGAACACGTGACGCAGACGCTCAGCCTGGTGGATTCTATGGTGGAGGCAAACCGCCCAAGGGCATGGCAGAAGCACTGCAAGCAGAGTTAGATCGAGTAGGAAAGGCAACTGCAGAAGCCACTCGGCAACAGCGTGAGTTTGAAAAAGAAGTACAAAAAACGATCGATGCTCTACAAATTGAAAACAATGTGATCCGATTAAGCAAGGTGCTTACCGAAGCGGAAGTTGCAGAATACAAGGCCCGTTTAGAACTGATCTACAAGGCCGGTGCGGCAGGAGTTACAGTGAGCCAACAGTTGCTGGACCAGGTGGGTAGTTTGACCCGGCAAAATACTGAACTACGACTACAAGAAGAACTACAAAAAAGACTAAATGAACTGCGTGATGCCGCAGGGGCTGCTTTGGAACAGGTCAGACAGGCCGATCCTGAATATGCAGCCAAGGTCAAGCAGGTCGAAGCCTTGTTGGATTTGGAAACAGCCTATCAAGAAGGCCTGTTGCAGAGCCAGGCAGAATACAACGCACTGCGGCTACAGATAGATCAGCAATATGTCATTGACAAATATGCTGCCGAAGAAGCCTTGTTTAATCGTCAAGAACAACTGAAGGAAATAGCACTCAGCCGAGAACTACAGCGCATAGGCATGTCACGCAAGGCCGCTGACGAAGCCGCACGCAGTCAGGCGGAGTTTGATAAACGCACCAAGTTAGAACAGGCACAGTTTGCCATAGAACAGGGTGCCAATGTGTTTGAAAGTCTGGGCAAGTACAACAAACAGGCATTTGCGGCTGCCAAGGCATTTAACATTGCCAATGCCATCATGAACACCTACACCGGTGCTACCAAGGCCTTGGCCATGTATCCACCGCCATTCAACTTCATAGCCGCGGCCGCAGTGGTGGCAGCAGGACTGGCACAGGTGGCAACCATACGTTCACAACAGTATTCGGGTCGTGCCTTGGGTGGGCCTGTGATGAGCGGAGAGAGTTACATCGTAGGCGAACGCGGTCCAGAAATATTCACACCTGCCAGCACTGGCAGCATTACACCCAACACACAGTTGGGAAACAATGGTGCCCTGACGGTAAACTTCAACATACAGGCCAATGATACCAGAGGATTTGACCAACTGTTGGCAGAACGCAGACCCATGATCATCAACATGATCCGCACTGCACAGCAGGATCGTGGATCAAAGAGTCCTTTATAAGCAAGGTTAAATATAAACTATGAGCGGAACATTCCCAGTCACAGACTTTGACAATGTCACAATAAAGAGCACAGCACCAACCATAACCACTGTGGCCATCAGTGGCCAACGGCAAAGCAAACAGATCGCTGGACAGTACTTTGAAATTGACATAGACCTTGTGCCGTTGAGCCGTGCAGGTTTTGCCAGTGTCATGGGATTTCTCAGCAAACAACGCAATGCCTTGTTGAGTTTCCAGATCGTTATTCCCAGGATCAGCACTGCCAGTGGCGATGTGGTCGCAGTTGGCGCAGCCAACACAGGACTCAGTGATGTCATGCTGGTCACCAGCAATGTGTCAGCCGGTGGTAGCACAGTGGCATTTGACACAGCCTACACAGCCAATCTGTTTACAGGCACAAGCAGTGCCAGCACAGGTCTGCGTGCCGGTGACTTTGTCAAGTTCAGCAATCACGACAAGGTGTACCAGATAACCGAAGATGTAACATTCAATGCCACTGGTGGTGGCACCATGACCATATTTCCCAACCTCACAGATGGTGTGGTTGGCAGCACCACAAGCATAACCTACAAAGACGTGCCATTCACTGTGTTCAGCAAAAATAGCACACAAGAATATGCGTTTGGTACCGGTGACAACAACAAGATCAGTCTGAGTCTGCAGGAGGCCTTGTAATGGCCCGAGTGTTGCCAGCAGGTGCCTTGGACATACTGACCAGTCGCGCTTTTGTCACCTGCGAACTGGTAGAAATGGGTCTCAGCACACCTTTGTTTTTCAGCACCAGTTCATATGACATACAGGCCACTACCACCACCAGTGGAGGCAGCCAAACCTATCTGGCACAAGGACTGTTCATGGCCTATTCGGGTGTGCGCGAAATAGACGAAGTGCGCATCAACAACATCAATGTCACTTTCAGTGGTGCAACCAATACCTTTATCAACATAGCACTCAATGACAACTACCTGCACAGACCTTTTCGCATATACAAAATATTCATCAATCAAAGCACCGGCGCCTTGCTCACAGATCCTATCTTGATCTATGATGGCAGCATCACTGGTGCCAGCGTGGAAGAAAGCCAGCAAGAAAGCACAGTGACATTCCAGACCAGCAATGAGTTTTATGATTTTGAACGCAGTGCCGGTAGAAAAACCAACAGCGGCAGCCAAGTCAGGTATTTTCCTGGTGACAAAGGCATGGACTTCAGCACAGTGGCCATAGCAGACCTACGTTGGGGGCGTGCGGCATGATCATCACAGCCACCAGCGAACATCTCAAAGACCTTGTGCGTTTGGCACAACGCTACTATGAAGAAAGTCCCTATCAAGGCACTCACGAATTTGATGTCAACCACACCATGAATTATGTGCGCCGTGCCATGATCAGTCCGGTGTTTGAACTGGCAGTGGCGCAATGGGATGGACGCACAGTGGGCGGAGCAGTGGCCTACATCAGTGATTATGCATGGTGCAATCAAATAAGAACAAACATGGAATTCATATATGTGGATGAGCCTTATCGCCAGCATCACTTGGTTGAAGGTCTTTTGGAACACCAACTGGCCTGGAGCAGGAAAGTGCAAGCACGAGAAATGTTTGCAGGTGACATCGGATTCAGACCCCGGATCATAGAAGCATTTTACAAACAACATGGCTTTGCAGATCCCGGTGTCATGCTAAGAAAGGTATTGTAATGGGTGGCGCAACCAACATTGTCACAGCCATAGTTGGAGCCGTAGTTGGCTTCTTTGTTGGTGGTCCCATAGGGGCTGCCATTGGCTTTGCCGCAGGCTTTGCTTCAGGAGAACTGATCAATGCCATAATCAATCCAGGTTTTGATGTGCCCAATTTTGGCGACACTAACTCCAGCATCAATCAAAATGATGGCATACAGGTCAACAAACAAGGCACCAATATCAACATACCAGTTGTGTATGGACGGCGCAGAATTGGCGGTACCCGTGTGTTTGTCAGCACCGAGGGTGCCACCAATGAATATCTGCACATAGTTTTGGTCTTGTGCGAAGGTGAAATAAACAGAGTCACTGAAATATTTGTTGATGACTTGCCGGCCTGGAGTGGTAGTAGCACACACGCCGGCAGATTCAGTGCCAATCAAGGCAAGTTCCAAGGACTCATGGACTTTGAAATCCTGCACGGCACTGCCGATCAGTCAGCGGCACCACTGACCCTGGGTGTGGGTGGTTGGGGCACAGAACACCGCCTGCGCGGTTTGGCCTACATAAGTTTCAGACTCAAATGGTTAAAGATAGAAAAAAATGAAGATCGTGATGCCAGTCCCTGGAATGGTCTGCCCAACATAACCTGTGTTGTGGAAGGCAGAAAGATTGCCAATGCCACCACATTTGCCGACAGCATC